CATTTGCTCTACAAAGCCTAGTTGGATCAAACGGAAATAATGTAGCAGTTGGTGGCAGTTGTCTAACTGGTTTAACCACGGGATCTAATAACGTCGCCGTAGGTGCTGGAGTTGGTAGTGGATTTTTTGGTCTTGGTACTGGTTCATATAATGTGCTTATTGGTAACTCAGCAGCAACTTCATATTCTGGATCAGAATCAAGCAATATTTTGATCAATAATGGGGGTAGTAATGGTGAAAATAATACGCTCCGTATCGGTGCCGGAACTGGTTCCGGTAATCAGCAATTAGCATCATCTTATATTTCAGGAATTAATGGCGTCAACGTCTCTTCGTCAACTCAAACAGTAGTAACCATGACTTCTGGATCTGATCAACTTGGTACTGCAGTCTTGACTTCTGGAAGTGGAATTAGCATAACTCCCGGAGCAAACACGATTACGATTGCAGCAACTGGCGGTGGCGGAGCTGGAACTATTACAGGCAATACTGGTGGAGCTATATCGCAATCAGCTGGCAATTGGAATCTAGTAACTGCTAATACTAATATTGGCGTAGTGGGATCTGGATCTACCTTAACCATGGATTGGACTGGTGATGCAAACTCAAATATTCTAGTAGGCGCTACAGGGGCTATTACTACTGGGGAAAATAATACTGGATTTGGGAATCTTGCTCTTGATTCTATTGTATCTGGCTCAAATAACACTGCTGTTGGAGAATATGCTCTTGGTGTATGTATAGGTGGCAACAATAATACTGCAATTGGTAGCTTAGCTCTCTCTGGCATCGGAGGCGGTGCCGGCACTGATAGTGGCAACACTGCAATAGGATATAATGCACTAACTACTTTGGCAGCTGGTGGAGCGAATACCGGCAATACCGCAATAGGATATAATGCCGGACAGAATGCAGAGGAATCTTCATATTTAACGCTATTGGGATATCAAGCTGGTATTAATTATGATACCACTGAAGCTAATAATATTCTTATTAATAGTAATGGTGTTGTTTCTGAATCTAATGTACTTCGTATTTGCGACGCTGCAAATACTTCTACTGGAACGGGATTATCTGCTTCTTATATCGGTGGTATTACTGGAGTTTCAGTAACAGGCGCAGCAGTTATTGTTTCAACCGGTGATCAACTGGGCGTTACGGTATCTTCACGTAAATTCAAAGACAATATTGAAGATATGGGATCAGCGAGTGAAGCAATCTATAATCTCAGGCCGACTACATTTACCTACAAAGGATCAACTGAGACACGCTATGGACTCATTGCCGAAGAAGTAGCTGAAGTTATGCCGAATCTTGTCGTATATGACAAATCTGGTGATCCTCAGACTGTTATGTATCATGAATTGCCTGCATTGTTATTGAATGAGATTCAAAAATTGAGAAAAGAGATTGATGAACTTAAGAAAGGGAAGTAATGAGCAATGGATTATCAAGCATTGGCGCATTAGCCTATCAAGGCACGAATGCTCCTACGCCTCCAAATACAGCCAGTTATAAACGAGCGCCAACGCCAAATGACTATCAAGGATTTTCAGTTGGTGATTTCTGGATATATAGAGTCTCTAAAACAGCAAACAATAGTCTTCTTTATGTCCTTATGGGCGTAGCAGGCAATGTTGCAGATTGGGTTCTTTTAAGTAATTCCATTGGTGTGGTTACTAATCTTGAAACCGATGACGGACATATTGTAACTCCTACAGCAGGAGTGATTAATATTTTAGGAGGAACTGGCATTGCTACTACGGGCACAGTCGGACCTAATACCGTTACTATATCTACTGCTGGCGACGTAGCTACTTCATATATAACTAACCCTGCTACTGGCACTGCGGTTCCTGTTGCTGGTGTGTTAACCTTCGCAGGTACTGGTGGAGCTGTCATATCTGCAGCAGGATCAACGATAACAGTTAATGCTGGATCTACTGGTGACGTAACCGGATTGCACACTCAAGATGGTCATACTGTAACTCCTACAGCTGGAGTGATTAACATATCTGGTGGAAATAATTTAACCACTACTGGTACGGTTGGTCCTAATACAGCAACTATAAGCTTGTCTGGCATTACTCAGCATTCGCTTCAAGTTGGTGGAGCATCAAATGCATTAACTCAGCTTGGCGTTGCTACTAATGGGCAGTTAGCAATTGGTTCAACCGGAGCTGATCCGGTGCTTGCTACATTGACGGCGGGAACTGGTGTGACCATAACGAATGGAGCTGGATCAATAACAATTGCTGCTTCAGGAGTTGACGCGCAATCATTTCCTACAGATTCAGGAACAGCTACTCCATCAAGTGGTGTATTGAATGTTAATGGGAATGGTACTGGTGGAAGTATATCTACTACTGGATCTGGGAATACTATTCATATAACTGATATTAACAAGCCAGCTTTCCTGGTGGTTCCTACCTCTTCAGCAACAAATGCAACTGGCGATGGGACTTTTTTTACCGTTCCATGGGCAACAGCACTGACTAATGTTGGATCATATTTCAATACTGGAACTTATACTTTTACTGCTCCTGTTAATGGTTTGTATTATTTTGGATCTTCAATATCTCTTCAAAATCTTGGCGTTTCATTTACTCAAGGTGCTACATTCTTCGTTACTACTTCAATTGGTTATGAATATCTAACAGGAAATCTCGGAGTAATTCAGGATGCTAATAATCAGTATTCTATAATCAATCATGTTTTGACTCCTATGAGTGCTGGTGATACATGCTATGTACAAGTATCGGTTGCAGGAGGCACTAAAACTATAACAGTTGCCGGTGGACATTCAGGTAATACTGGAAGTTGGTTTTATGGATATTTAGTACAAGTAACCTAATATAAGGAGACTGTATGTCAGATACAATGAAGATGCTCATCATTGCATTGGCTTTAGCTGCTGTAGGAATAATTAAATATTATTACCCGGCTTATAAGGATGATAATCCCGTAGAAGTTATTGCGGAAGAGTTCATCGAATATGAGACTGGCATACATATAGATCTCACTCCATTGTCACCAGAAAAATAGAAAACCCCCACGTCGCTAGAGCGTGAGGGAAAAAGGAGTTGCTCATGAATGAGAACAACCAATTTCATTATAGGGACTCTTTCTGAAATCGCAATAAAAAACCCCCAACGCCTGAAGGAGGCAATTGGGGGAGTAGATAGAAGTAAGCAGTACACACCATCTAAGTTTTTTTTATCCCCATGAATTCCCACTGTGGATTCTCTTCATCCTTGCTGTACTGAATATATAACTGATATTCCCCTTCGCCAATATCTACATGGCATTCAGTTCCAAACGGAGCATGATCTAATTTACTGGGAGCGCTATGACGTATTATTGGTTCCATGTTATTCCTAGTTTAAGAGATCTAAATAAGCCATATCATATTCTAGGTCGCCGCTCACAATTTGAAACACGAGCATGAATGCCTCAGTGAATTGTGGATAACTATAAGTCCCTTCTTCAGCAAAGAACTCTAATGCACATGATTGCTCACTGCGAGATATATATGCAGCTGCATATCCTTTATCGCCATAAATGAAGTAGGTTATGATATCGCTTGATATGATCTCTGCTGATACTTCTTGATTCTCAAATCCGCATGAAAAACAAGCATGCTGCAAAGCACGTTCTATATTCATATGATTGGTGACAAATTCTGGGCAATCATGTATCTGCAATACCATGTGTAGATAGTTCTTTTGTTCTATAGTTGGTTCACTTTCTATGATGCGTACGCATCCTATAGTAAGCAGCAATAATGCAAAGCATCCCAACAACATTTTTTTCATTACGTCTCCTTTTATAACACGTATAACAATACCATGCAGATACCGATAACCATTACCATTGTTAACTTAAAGATTATAGTCAGCCAAGTATTGAGATCCATGATTACTCTTTAAACAATTTTTCAAAAATTAGATACACCAAACTAATCCCCAACCCAAATAGCAATACCACTATCCCAAGAAAGAACCATATAACAAATTCCAGCTTATCCAAAAACTCATTGAGCGGCATTACTACTTTCCTTTATTTCATTCTTTGTTCTAACGCCAAATGAAGATCAATGTCTGGACAGAATTCTCCGGCAGGACAAATTTTACACATCCAAGGTTCCCTGGCCATCATTTTTCGTTTTTGTTTATCTTCTTTTTTCCATTGCCTCACTAAGTCATAAGAAGGCTCAAAAAAATGCCGATGTAATTTTTTAAAGAAGCTCATGTGTATTCCTTTGGTACTATTATTTGGTACCATCCCTTTTTATATATGTTTCCATAATTGTTTGGTAACAATTTTTTGTATTAATTCTTTTGTTACACCATATTTTTCAGCTATATCTTTATTTAATAATCCTTGATTTCTGTATTCACGGATATCATAAATATCTTTTTCTTTTAATTTTGAACGCGGATGATTTTCGCCTTTTAATCCATGATCTTTCTTGACAGGCAATATAGTATGTATAGCATTCCAAATTGCGGAAGTATGGCAATTATATTCTTTAGCAAGATCAGTCTGTCTGGTTCCTGAAAGATATTTATTAACTATTTCAGCGCGTTTGTAAGAAGGTATTTTATTATTCGAACGCTGTTCTGCATAAAGAGTTCTTCCCTTTCTTACCATATCATCCATATTTTCTTTGTGCGTTCCTAACCATAGATGATTTGGATTTGCACATGCAGGATTATCGCATCGATGACATACACACATTCCTTTTGGTATATCACCTTTAAATAATGCATATGATAATCGATGAACTTTCCAAGAAGATTTTTCTACCCAAACGTTTCCATATCCATCATCATTCAAAGATCTTTTCCAAATCCAACATTGATCTTTGTATTCAATATTATTGAGAATCTTTTGAATATATTTTTCTTTGTTTGGGACCATAGATTATTTCCCATTGCGAAGTTGTTTAATTTCTCTGATTCTTTTTATTGCAGGGAAGTATTTTGTCTTGGGAAGGTCGGCCAAATTCTGCAGTTTCAATCCATCCAATATCATCTCTGCTATATCTGGATATTCAGCGAGTTCGTAGTTTATCTCGTCAAGTTGTTCGGTTGTAATAACTTCTGGAGTATCATCTTTTGCGTTGTACTTGGTATTGAGTGCAGTTCCTTTTGCATAGACTTCTCTACTAGTTGCTACTGCTGCTTCACCATCATCATCTTCATCACCAACAACCACACCAACCAACGAAACATAACATACGCGCTTCATATATGTAATTGTTGAAGAGATTGATTGTACGTCATTTTTAGCAGGTACAATGCGCACTTTAGATTGAACCCATTCTCCTGATGTATGCATCATCTTGGTGATCAACCATTTACCATCATCAGCATCGATAATCATCTGCATGACTGATAAACCATTCTTGGTTAATGCTGGACGTGAAGCTTGCACTACTGACATAAGATCAGCATAAGCACTCTTGAAGTATGGATTATTCTTGTTTTCACCAGCAACTGCAAAGTCAGCCTGAGCTTTAGCTAAAGCAGTAGCAAGCTCTTTGATCTCCACCGATGAATTTGCCTCAGGTTGCACGATCTTACTCGAGTTGAGTATGTCTATCTTCTTGGAAAGATCGTTGATCATATCCTGAATTTTAATGAGTTCCATTGTTTCCATTACTTGTTTCTCCTATTGAATTTCATATCCTCTACAACATCCATCAAATGTTGATCCCAACAATCTTCTGAACAGAATTGGGCGACTTCATTATTCACATGTTTAACGACTATATCGCTGACTTCATATTCTTCAAAGCACCATTCGCATCGTTTAATGTTGTCCATCGTTAATCCTGTGCAATTATGTCTACCTTCTCTAATCTTTTCAGTATTACTTTCTCCATACAATCAATTGAGCAGAATTCTAGATCTTCTTTTATTCCATCGATCTCATAGAGAAAAACATTCGGATTTTCAATATCAGATTTATCAGTGTCATATTCCTTAAAACACAACTCGCATTGCTTAATGTTGTCCATTTATTTCCTTTTGCATGCTTCTAATTCATTAATCGTCCATTGTTCTAGGCAATATTCCGAACAAAGATAATCACTTGTTTCATAATCCTTTTCACGAGATGAAAGCTTTTTATGTTCGCTCAATTTGAAGGTGTACTTTTGTTCTTCTCCGATATCGATATTAGCCCAGCACTCTTTGCAAACTTTTTGTTCCATATTAATCCTCTATTTTAGCTTTCTTTCCTCTATCATCACATCCACAAGCCCAAGGACACTTTATATCGCCGTCTTTTGGTATTGGTTTAAATCCTTTATGAACATATTGCCAGCTATGAATAGAATAAACATCATCTGACAATGCCATAAATGCGTATTGTGCCATGGTATATTTATTCAATACATTTAACATTTCAGGCGTCATATCTTTAAAATCTATAGACGAATGCATCTTATAAATCGCTGATGCTAAATCATTAAGAGCTTTTCCCAATTGTTCTACTCGTTCCATAATTTTCCCTTCGGTTTAACTTCTATCTACTATTATATTAACATATATTGTATCATTTGCAATCAAATTATAATATGTTATAATAGATTCATATAGAATATTAGATTGGAGAATGATGATGATTGATAAACTAGCAGAAAAAAGACAGGACTTGCTCCTGAGATTAGAGAATTTGATTGTTGATGAGCCTAAGTCAGTCAGGAGATTGGCTATAGAAATGGGGCTTCATGAGCATACTCTGAATAGCTTTATGAGGAATAATAGGGAAACTAGCATGCTAACGCTGGCTAGGATTGAGAAGTATATCTTGGGCAAGGAAAAGGGGGATAGGGATGAATAGGATATTTCTTTTGTTGCGTATAGGATTATTTGTCTTCCTAATGTATCGCATGATTAAAAGAGTTAGCAGAGTGTTATAAAGGGGGAACTTAATCCCCCTTTGCTAATTACGCACGTTTAACTGATGCGTAATTACAAGCAATGCTATATGAGATAACCCATCCATCCAATAAGTGGCATTTGGAAGTAATATCTGAGTATCGTTATGAAGCCAAACCAAACCACAACCAATATTATGAGTCCTGATGGATCATCTTCGAATATATTGAGCTTACGTTCAGGTTGAAAGTAGCACATGATTAGATGATGTATTGCTACGAGGATTGCGAATATTACTTGTAGTTGGAATGCTTCAATAAGAGTCATGATAGTTTAGGGTCCAGGAATTATGTTGCCGACAACTTCTGCGGCGATCGCAGCGCCTTCAATGGCTTGTAGTACATGCATAGTTTCTGCTGCATGTGCTGGATGAAAGAAGCAAACAACAGCCCATCCTGTAATACCACCAACTTTTGTTACCCAAAAGGCAGCTTTACCTACAATAGGTCCACCGCCATTAAGACGGCCATCAAGATGCAAAGCATAGTCATTGCTGTCATTAAGCTTAGCAAGCTTTAATCGAGCACCTGCTGCTGCATATTGAGCAAGCTTAACGTTATCAATACCACGTAGTTCTTTATCGATGAACGCACGTTCGATTTTGGTGTTATCAACAAAGAAATCATTTCCTTTGTGAGTGAGTTGCATAGCATTCATAGATGCGCATGCAATCATAGTTAAAGCTAGAATAGCTTTACGAATTTGTAACATAGAGTTACTCCTAAATAATGGTTAAATACTGCTGCTATACTGTCCCCCCTTCTTTTACGCATGTACCATAATATCCCTTCTTGGTTTAAACAGAGTAAAAGTTGTATTCATTATAACAATATGCTACATTGTGTCAACAATCTTAATGAGGAAATGTTATGACAATAGAAAAAATAGAAGAGATGAGACGGAAGTTAACGGAGATGTTGATCGATAGTGACTACGGATCGGTTGAGATTGCCAAGCGAATAGATATTAGTTTTATGGCATTTAATCGATTCATCATAGGTGTTAAGAAGACTAACATAAGAACGTTGCTCAAAATTGAAAAATTCCTCAATGCGCCGCCTCCTAGGAAGATACCAGTGAGGAAAGATGGCAAAAGAAGGATGGAAAGGATAGATGAATGAATCTAGATAAATCGTTTGATGAGATAGGAAGACTTCTTCGTCTTCAAACTTATGGTGAATTATACAATGAGTTAGTGAGCAAACAGAATAAGACTGATGGTGATCGAGCACAAATGAAAGATCTACTGGATAAATATTCTGCTCTTGCAAAAGAATTAGGCATAAAAGTTACGATGAGCAGAGAGGATGAAGTATGAAATGGATTAGCGTTAAAGATCGCATGCCTGAGATTCATGAGGATTGTATAATATGGATTATAGAAGATAACTGTGCCTATTTTGCTAATAGGGATAGAGATGAATGGGCAGAAGGGAAACCTTATTGGTGTGCGCCAGAACACCCAAAAGGATGGGAAGATGACGAAATATCGCATTGGATGTATTTAGATGATATTCCCAAACCAGATCTTGATATATGTGATACAACAGTATGTATTCATTTTAAGGAAAAAATACTTGAAATATCGTTTGAATTGAAAGATAAATAAATCTTCCCAAACGATTGACTGAACCTGCAAAACAGCTACAATAACAGAGTTATTTTATAGATGAGATATATATCTTAATGCTAAAAATAACCAATGAAATTCCCACTTAAAGAATTAAGGCCAGCAACTGCCAGCCTTAAAAACTTTTAGCTTGTTCCCCACCTAAGAAATTGGGATAAGCATTTGAAAAAAATAACCCAGAATTAACCGAGCTACTTTTTTGTACCAGTTAAATTTGCTGTAACACAAAATAACTACGCATAGAACGCTTTCAACATTCAAATACAAGATCAAAGATATATGAACTATACTAAATGTCAAACAAATATTTCACTAAATCCCCTGATCAGAGGGATTATGGATGAAAATAATCCTCTTAAGCTAGAGATTCTTAATCATCTTATCTATTTAAGCACTCGATTTAGAGTTGTTTTCATATCTCAAGGCACGTTAGCTGCCAAATATAATGTTACTCGTCAGTGGATTAATGAGCTTCTGCGCAGATGGAAGTCTTTGGGGGTTATTAAGTATCGCCAGCAGGATTTCAATCGCTCTTGTGTTTATCTTATCAATCCTTTACTTGCTCAAGAGAAGAATCGTATCAAGTTTAAGCTTCCTGCAGCTGTGTTGTTATTGGTTGTTTCTTCCCTTTGTAGCGCTGTTTATGGTAGAGAGTTGACACTAAGTAATATAAGGAATTTATCTAACTATAAAATGGTAATTGTTCCCGCAGTTGATTATGGATTCTACGAACCCCGCGAAGCGGAATCAGTCATTTTTGTAAAAAATAGCAAGCAATCTATCCCGTACAATGCAATAACCTCAAAGGAGAGAGTTATGGAAGACACAATAATGCAGCTTGCTGCTGCTTTTAATTTAAATGCAGAGCAGGCAGAGCAATATTCTAATCAGTATAGCAAGTCCGTATTGCAGAAAACTCTGCAGAGTTTTCAAAAGCAGAAATCTACTAAGAAGATTACCAATCCACAAAGATGGCTTGCTTGGGTATTGGCTGACGAAGAACGCAAAGAGAGAGAGCAAGCCTCTCGATCCTCAAACGGGAAGATGGGGGGGCATTCAACAACTTCAAAGAACCCAGGCGGGCATAGTCCATCAGAAGAGCTGCCAAATTTGAACCACATGGAGCAAATTGAATATTTGATGAAAGAGATATTGAAGTTCTCAAAAACGTATGACCCTAGCAAAGTATATTCGCGCGACGAAAAGATGAATGAGTACTTGCACAAGATAGCAAGCAATTCTATAGCCAGCATGCAGCGCGAAGTTGATAAGCTGCTTGCCCAGCTTGATGATCCTAATCATATCTGCAAACCAGGCTGCGTTGATCAATCCCTTTTCTTAAGAAAGCCAAAGCAGCAAGCAGACGTCGACTTTGCCCAACCATCAGCAGACAAAGACTATGAAGACCATCTGGATACAATATCAGCTGACAAATCTGATCCAACGGGGTATAAAGAACTGGTAAGAAAATATGACTATGGAAGGATAGCTAGATGAGACAGAAAACTTATATCATCCCGTTAAAACCAATACCTTGGCGTAGAGCAGGAATCAGTCAAACCAAATTCTACGATCAACAAGTGAACGAGAAGATTGCCTATGGTCTCTATCTCCTCAAATGCCATGGCTCAGACCCCATCTTTTCAGTACCAGTAGAACTCGACGTAACTTTCTATATGACAACTGCCCAACAAAAGCAAAAGCAACTCAAAACCTACCATCATGCAACGCCAGATCTAGACAATCTTGTCAAACTGTTGCTAGATGCTATAGTTGATACAAAAGCAATACTAACTGACGATAGAATAATCTCAGTTATGCATGCAAAAAAGATATACGATTCTTGTCCCAGAACAGAATTTACTATTAGAGAGTTAGAGTGAGAATAACTAAATCTAAAAAAGCCAAAGATACTAACACAGTTCCTCTTACCCTTTCAAAAAATCGTACATGGCTCGATTTCATGGAAAACGAGGCAATTTCAACATTTCCAGAAAAAGATTCTTACCGCAAAAGACTAGCTTTTACCCTTCTAGAATGGGCAGCTCAAGAAACATCTCTCGAGATAACAGAATTTGCTCTCGAAATGAAAATGAGACGTCAAACTCTTAATGATTGGGCAGCAAAGTATCCTGACTTCAAAGAAGCTTATGACTTTGCCAAACTTATGATTGGAGTGCGTAGACGCAAAGGAGCTCTGACAAGAAAGTTTGATAAAGACGTAGTACATAGAGATGAACATGTTTATGATCCAGAGCGACACGAAGTGAACGTGTATCACAACAACCTTAAGAAAGATATCCAGAACGACAATACAACCAAAGTTATAGTGCTATCGCAGCTCGATACTGGTGAACTCGTTCCTATTGGGGGAAAGAAGGACGATGAACGTCCGCTTTAAATTCATTCCCATTAAAGAAGCAATGCCAAATACAGACGACAAAGTCTTATGGTTATGGAAAGATAAAGCTGGCGAGTTTGGTAAATGGCAATTCTCCACAGAAGAGCAACCTGAGGGTTCAATAGTTATGTGGGCTACATTACCAGTTGATGAGATATTGAAAGAGAAATGGCCTTATTCAGGACCGTTACGATTAGCACAACGAGGAGATCAATGAACTACGAACAAATAACCAAACAAATGCTACTGCGTGGCTTTGATCATCTATCATCAATAGCACAAGCATTACAACGCATACAGAAAGAGGCTAAGGATGAAGACGAAGCACTTAAGCAAAGTGTTACGCTATCTATGCTATTTCGTGCGATCAACGATATCCTTCATCCTGGGTTTTCAGATGCACCGAAGTTATTTCCGGAACAGGATCTAACCGAATTCCTTGATAAGCTGAAAGCAGCACATAAAGAAGCTGTAGATAAGAAGATATTCCCACCATGTAAATGTGAAGAATGCAATGCAGCTACTTCCAGAGACACAGATAAAGCTGAATAAATTTCAGCCTCGTCCCTACCAACGCAATCTATGCAGAGCTTTTGAGGAAGGAAAACTCAAACGATATCTGATCATATGGCCACGACGATCTGGTAAGGATATATGTGCTGTTGCGCTCTTAGTTCGTGCAGCATTGCGCAGGGTTGGTACTTATTTCTATGTGTTTCCAGAGTTCTCATCAGGCAGACGTATTCTTTGGGATGGTATCGATATAGATGGCCATCGAATCCTACATAAATATATACCAGAAGAGATTGTAGAATCACGCAATGAGCAGCAGATGCGTATTCGTCTTATTAATGGATCACAGATTGTCGTACTGGGGTCAGATAACTTTGACTCAACTATTATTGGTACTAACGCTGTAGGCATGATCTTTTCAGAATATGCATTACAAGATTCCCGCGCATGGTCTTATGCGATCCCTATTCTCAATGCTTCGAACGGCTGGGCTTTGTTTATATCTACTCCAAGAGGTAAGAACCATCTTTGGGAGTTATATAACGTAGCTTCAACAACGCCCGGCTGGTTTTGTGAGAAACTAACCATAGATGATACACAACATGTACCAATAGAAGAGATCCAAAAGGAAATAGAATCAGGGCAGATGAGCCAAGATCTCGCTATGCAAGAATGGTGGACATCATTTGAGTTGGGTATTGAGGGATCCTTTTATAGTAAGTATATAGATAATCTTCGTCACAAGGGTCAGATTTCTTATGTGCCATGGGAGCCATATCATCCTGTAAACACCGCTTGGGACTTAGGTTTTAATGACCCGACTACGATAATCTTCTTTCAGCAAATTGGAGCGGTAATTCGTATCATAGATTGCTATGAGAATACAAAGAAAGGATTAGATCATTATGCTAAAGTGGTCAAAGAAAAGCCTTATACTTATGGCAAGCATATTGCTCCTCATGATATTGCTGTACATGATCTCGGTACTGGTATATCGCGTTGGAAGACAATGCATGATCTCGGAATCACTTTTATCCGTTACGATACAAAACAACCTAACATAGAAGATGGCATAGAATGTGTTAGACGCAACCTTCCTAAGATGTGGTTTGATGAAAAAGCTTGCGAGCCATTACTCAAAGCACTCGAGAACTATCGCCAAGAATATGATGTAAAACGTAAGGTTTACAAGAGTCAGCCATTGCATGATTGGTCGAGCCATTGGTGTTTTACTGGAGACACAAAAGTATTGACACGTTACGCAATGCGTCAGATAATGGATATCCAAGAAGGTGATGAAGTATTAACATTACACGGATGGAAACCATGCACGAAGGCAATGATAACACAACGCAATGCAGAACTTGTGGAAGTCAAATTCCGAGACGGTACGACAGTGAAATGTACGCCGGATCATACATTTCTGACGACGGATCGAAAGTGGATATCTGCAAAAGACCTGAAGAAGGGTACTGTGATCCAATCGTACTTGATGCACTTACGCGATACTTTGAGGGACACTTGTATAGGATATGGCCTTCAGATGTATATTTCTCAAAGGGCGGATCAAGACTGCATAGAGATGTTTGGCAAAGAGCTTTTGGAGAAATCCCAAAAGGATGTCACATACATCATAAAGATAATAACCCACTTAACAACTCCTTATACAACTTGGAATGTATTCCACGAAAAGAACATTTATCGCTTCCTAGACCAAATAACAAAGGTTTTTCAGCAGCAGCTCGATCCAAAGCATCTGAATGGCATAAATCTGAAGAAGGAAGGATATGGCATAGAAGACATGCTTTGCGTAGTGCGTCGTGGACTAAATGGAAAAGAGAAAGAAGACCTTGCTCGTACTGTAAGGAGGAATTTGAGTGTCTTATTCGAAAGAATGGGCATCAGCAAAAATTCTGCCATCCGAATTGTAAGGCCTCCAGCTATAGAAAGCGTAAACTTTCTTGAAGAAAGACAAGATGTATGGGATATAGGTGTTCCGGGAATGAAACAGTTCTCATTATCTAATGGCGCTATTGTTCATAACTGTGACGCAATGAGATATCTTTGTGTTGGATTGCCCAAAGTTACCAATACTAATGATCCCAAAGCTCTGGAACAACGATACAATGAAGCGATGGGATACCAGGGCAATATGCCAGCAATATTCAGAACAGACTTGCCGGACTATTAAAAATGGTTATGATAAGAGCAACTTATTTCCTTATTACACACGTATAGGGTTGTTGGTTACAGTTTTCGCCTCCAGTAATGGGGGCGTTTTATTAGGAGTGAAATGACACAAGATATCATTAACGCTGAAATTATTATACAGGAAAGCGTCCAAACGCTTTATGAAGCATTAATAAAAGAGTTATCGCAAGATTGGAAGAATTATACTATTAACATTGATGGTAAGGTTTACGATTTAAATTCATCAAGTGATGAAGAAACCGTATCTGAAGTAGTTAAGATGGTTCTAAAGGATGCAATGATCGCGAAAGTAGAATCAATAGATTGTGACGAAGATTTTTATCCTCATAGTGACGCATTTAATGTTATTAATCGCATATTGTCTGGCGCGCGCAAAGAAGATCATCAGTTTGAGAGAATCAAAACAGAGATAGTGACAAATCTAGACGAGAATGGCAATCCAATTACTGCAAAAGCTTTGAATCAAGATAGCATTTATGTACAATGGCAAGATGAGAATCGTTTTAAGTTCGAGGAGAACAAATGAATGTTAAATATCTATCATTATTATTGTTAATGCCAAGCATGCAAGCAATGCAAAATCAAGTTACTCCCGCTCCTGCATTAACTGATGCACAGATTGTTGCTCAAGCATTGCCAGCAATAGTTAACATTTCAGAAGAGCTCATTCCTCATCTTGCTACAGCGATCAAAAGCAATCCAGAAGCAGCAGATATAACTACTGCAGTAGTTCAAGGAGCAAGCGCAGCTTTATCAGCACAGAGCAAAAATAGTGTCAGTAAAACAAATGCTGCTTATATTGCTACTGCTGCAGGTGCATTAACTTCTATCATTACTGCACTAGCATCTGCATATGCATCATCATCTTCTTCTAAGTGTTAATTATCATGGAAAAAGTTATGAAGAGATTGCCAGCTAAACCGCTGAATGAAGAATCTGTGTATGTTGCATGCCAGCGTGATAGACGTTCTCATGGTGAGGTTATTAAAAAAGATCCGAATGATCCAAGAACAATGGAAGAGATCAGAGAATTGCCAATCAGGGAGTTTTTTGCAGCGACCACTCATCGAGATTATCAAACCGAAGCATGGATTCGTGGTGAAGAATATCCAATGCCTGGCAGGATTCGTATGCTCGAAGAAGGGGATACTTTATGCCAAGAATTACTAGAGCCATTTCCTAATGATGAAGCGCGTAGGTATCTTGCCGAGAACAGTAATGTTTGAATGGATTTCGTTTAAAGATCGACAACCATCTATCAGCGATTTTATTATTGCATGGGATGGATCATATTATAGTGTCGGTGAATGGACTCAACATACATGTTCCGATGGAATAGTTGTTGGGCCATATTTATATGATCAATGTGGCGCTTGTTGTCATTCTTATTTTGATGGCGACAAAATTAAATTATGGGCATATATAACTGATCCAGAAAAGGATAATAATGTTTGAATGGATAAAGAGCTTATTCTGCTTTAAAGTAAAGCCACTTCCAAAACTCAATAATCCTATTGCTCCTACTGTTCAAGAAGATCCTCGAGTTCATGAATCTATCAAAAGGACACGATCTGCATTTAAGCAGCAGCAATGTGCAATGGATATGAGAGCAATGAAAAGTCATGCAGCAGAATGCAATGATCCTTGGACTTGTGTAGCAGATCCTTGTTTTGTGAGAGAACCTGATAAAATTGTGAATAAGCAATTAGCATCGCAAGCAGAGCTTGATCGCTATAATGATATTCGCAAGAAGAATAGGACTCGTTATAAGAAGATGAATAAAGTCAGAGCTAGCAAGCATGAAGTGGATATCAGTTAAAGATCAATTGCCTAAAAAAGGTGAATGGGTTTTATTGTTCGATGGAGAAGAATATTTAATAGGAAAAATTCCAAGCGGAAAAATCCCAAGCGGAGCTTCAAATACTAATTTTCATGAATGGTATTTAAATTGTTGCACTTCTTGCTGTTTTTCTTTTGGAGAGGTAACTCATTGGTCAAGATTTAAAGAATGTTCTTGATATAAGATGCGTAGCATTCTACACTGTCCCTAGAATAAAACATTAAGGAGAGTTAATGCTGTTTCCAACCCTTGGGCCGCAGTACTACGATGAAAAAGACAAAGCTATTCTGCAAAGAATGGAGTCTTTTTACGCTGAAGCGATCACCATTAATCAATCGTTTTGGGGTGAAGCTGATACTGATAATCGATTTGAGACTGGAGACCAGACTCTCTGGACCGATCTCTATGGTAACCTTCCTGCTAATCGTCGCAGGCAATTCAATTTCAACCGAATTCGGCGTGTTATAAACATGATTGATGGCCATCAGCGTCGCAATCGTAAATCTATTATTTGTATTCCTGAGCGCAATAAAGATCAAGAGACCGCAGATCAATTCAGTAAAGCATTACTATGGTTAGATAAACAAGAAAATTATCTGCATACAGTGTCAGATGCATTTCATGGTGCTTTAGTCACCGGCCTAAACTTTCTACAAGTATGGGTTGATTATCGTTCCGATCCAGTTAATGGCTCTATTAAAGTAGATAATTGTTCTTACAATTCATTTTTAGTTGATCCTTATTTCCGTAAATCAGATCTATCTGATTGCAATGCACTTTGGAAACGATCATTCCTTACTAAACGTGAAGCAATATCATTACTTCCAGAACATACTGAAGAAATACTCGGTTTAACTGGACTCGATGCAGGAACTGGCCGTGATTCTAAATTTCCCTTCCTTCCAGAATCATATAATTATGGTTACAAAAATCTTCTTACCTATGATGAATTCTATTATCGTGACTTTCGGACTCAACGTCTTCTTATAGATAGTGAGACGGGCGAGACAATGGAATGGCGTGGAAAAGATGAAGAAGCTTTAAAAGTCTTCCTGAAACAATATCCAATGGTAACTATTTTAGAACAAGAAGTTCCAACCGTGAATCTTGCTATTGTAGTTCAGGGAAAAGTAATGTATCATGGACCTAATCCAATCGGAATAGACAAATATCCATTCATTCCAGTACTTTGTTATTACAATCCGCAAATGCCATATTTTCCATGGCGCATACAGGGCGTGGTAAGAGGATTAAGAGATGCGCAATATTTATATAATCGTCGGCGTATTATTGAGCTTGATATACTTGAGTCTCAAATCAATTCCGGCTGGGTTTATAAAGAGAATGCGCTCGTTAATCCAAAAGATATTTTCTTGTCTGGTCAGGGCAGAGGTCTAGCGCTGAAAGATGAAGCGCAAATGACTGACGTTCAAAAGATTCCATCTCCTGGTATTGATCCATCGATGATTCAGCTTTCTGAGCTCCTCGCTAAGGAAATTCAAGAAGTTGCGGGTGTTTCTGATGAGCTTTTAGGATTTGATAATACTGATACTCTTTCAGGATATCATGCAATGTTGAAGCAATCGGCTTCTACTACTACATTGCAAATTCTATTTGATCAACTTGATGAATCGCTCAAACTTCTTGGAAATATATTCATCGATATTATTCAAGCTAATTGGACTCCTGGAAAGATGACTAATGTTTTAGACGGTGAAGCTCCATCACAACAATTTTATGATAAGAACTTTGGCAAATATCATGCAGCCGTTGAAGAAGGGCTGAATACTACTACTCAACGCCAAATGCAGTTTGGTCAAATGCTTATGCTTCGTGAAGCAGGCGTTCCGATATCACCAGCAGATCTTCTTGAAGCTTCTACATTACAGAACAAAACCAAGATTATTGAATCTACAGTCCAGCAACAACAACAAGCACAGCAAATGCAAATGCAGCAAATGCAATCGCAAATGCAAGAAGCTGCTGCTCGTACTGAGTTGGCGCATGCAAGAGCAACTGCTGATAGAGGATTAGGCCTTGAAAGGGTATCACGTGTGCAGGAAAATCAAGCTTTGGCTGTGGAGAGGAAGGCAGAAGCTGAGAAGGATCGTGAAATTGCTTTACTAAATTTTGTGAAGGCGTTAAAAGAAATGGAAGGATTGGATTTGGAACATTTAGAGAAACTCATAACTTTAAGTCATATAGTAAAGAATGAAGAGTCTCAAATGGTAGAACAGACTGCTCAAAATCAATCCCCTATGAACCAGAATCTTCAATCTCTCGGGCAAGAACAGCCCGTGCAGTAGTTAGAGGAAAACCCTTGCTCTAAAGAGCAATTACTACGAAGGAGCCATAATGGCAAAACGTTATCATCAATCAGCAAAAGATCGTAAGCATGAAAGCCGCGGCATGGAACGCGCAATGCATCGCAAACATGGTATGCATGGTATGGATCCACGACGACGTCAGGAAATGGAAGATGCAGGAATGATCAGTGAAGATCACAATGCAACTGCTAATCTCCCACAGGATGTGAAATATCATCCATGGCCAGAAGCATCTCATTATTCTGATTATGGGCTTGATGACACAATCCGCGGAATCGATCGTCAAGAAAACGAAGATGAAAGCGGCATGAAACGTCATATGCAACCTGGAAAGTACTAAGATGCCAGCAGCTCCAAGAATGAAAGGTAAAGCTACTAAAATTGCATTTGCTCTTTTAGGAAAACCAGAAAACCTGGCTGCTAAAAAGACTGAGCGTCAAAAACATATTGACCATCAGTTGCTGTACCAAGCTTCGTTTAGAGTTCGTTAAATTATGGGGTGAGGGAGTGTTATGTAAATAGAAACGCTCTCCTTGCCCTATTTCTAAGGATAATTATGGCTGAAAAGAAAAAGATAACCGTTGCTAAAGGCGTCAAGGTAAAACGTGGCGTTGAAGAGAAAATGCGGTCTAAAAAAGGTTCTTCCTCTGCAGGTAAATATAAAACTGTGTCGCCTAAAGAATTTGCTGGTAAGGCAGGTGGCGCATCTAAAGTATCATTTCCTATTAATACTCTTGCCCGTGCTCGTAATGCACTGGCACGTGCTCATTATGCTCCTCATCCAGAAGGCATCAGAGCTACGGTGTATAAAAAATATCCTGAACTGAAGATGCGACATGAAAAGAGAGAGGTTAAGTAATGCCTAAATTAAAAAAGACAGCGCCAAAAAAAGTTAAGCGTGCTCGCGTAAAACTTGAAATGGAAAAGTTTAAAGAAGGAAAGTTAAGATCAGGCTCTGAGAATGGGCAGATTGTAACGAATCCCAAGCAAGCAATAGCAATTTCTCTCTCTGAATCTGGCCAATCTAAAAAGAAGGCTAAGAAAAAGAAATCAAAGAAGAAATGACTCTTCCAGCGGGGGTGGTGCTCCCTTTTGGCCACCCCCATCTTTTGCATTTTCACTAAAAGTCAGTAGGCTTGAATCGAAAATACGCATCTACAAGGGAGTATATGACAAAAAAGAAAACAGTCGGCACTATAGCCTCAGAATTATCCCAAAAATCCCCTGATTCACTCGATCCAATAGAAATTCAACGAGCAACTGAGCAAGAATATCTCGATAATCTCATTTGGTGTGTTAAGCATGCACAAAAAAAGATAGATTGTTCTACTATTGAAGGGCATGATGCATGCAAAGATCGTCCTGCAATTGATGGGGATTTCTTTATTGCAGCTTTATTGAAGAAAGAGAAGTTATTATCTAATGTTTTGCGTAACTATTTTGTTCCTACTCTTGCTTGTCCTACTCCTCACTTCGACCAAACAGTGTTTAAATATGTCGCAGCAAAAGAAGATGTTGAATTCTTGTGGGTTGTTCCCGACCAAGAAACATGCGAGATCTTTAAAGAGAACAAAGATAAAATAGTTCCTGAAGAGAGAGCGCTTTTGAAGTATGTTCTTGAATATTACGATGGAACTTTATTTAATATGTCTAAGAAATTAAACGGCGAGTCACACTTTGCTGGCTCTGCATTAGAAAAAGGATTATAAATGGCAGTAGGCAAATCACTCAATAAGAAAAGTTATTATGGATCTGAAGGCGCTGGCGATATTGCTATGCCACCATTAGATCAAGCACCTCCGATATCTCAAGCTGCTCCTGATCCATGGACTCAGCAACAATCTCAACCACAAAACAATCCTTTTGGTGCAGTTCCTGATGAATTACCGCAAGAAGTAATACAAGAAATGCAATCAGAGCAAGAAGCACCAGAATTGGAAGAAGCAGTTGAAGAAATAGTCCAAGCTCAAGAAATTGAAGAAACACAACCTTCCAAACCATCACCTAAAGAATCCTTCCGTGCCCTTAAAGAGGCAAAAGAACGTGCTGATCGAGAACGCGATGCAATGCTTTCTCAGATGCTTGAAATGCAGCGACAAATACAAAACATGCAACAACAGCAACCGCAAGTTCAAGAACAACCAGTAGAAGATTATGACTTTGATATTGAATCTGATGCATTAGCAGAAGGCAAACATCTTAAAAAGCTGATGGCAAAGCAGAAAGCAATGGAGCAGCAGCTCAAGCGCTATCAAATGCATTCAGAAGAAGTTGCGGTAGAAACGAGAATAAGATCACAATATCCTGATTTTGAGAAAGTAGTATCAAAAGAGAATGTTGAGATTCTCAATGAACAGTTTCCAGAGATTGCTAAAACACTCAGAGATACGCCAGATATGTTCAACAAAGCAGCTGCAGCATATACAGTGATAAAGAACTTTGGCATTCATAAAGATACGGCTAAGCATGAATCTGATCGTGTTAAGGCAGTAACAAATGCACAAAAACCAAGACCATTAGCTTCAGTTAATCCAACGCAAGGCGATAGTCCATTATCCAAAGCAAATGCATTTGCTAATGGTATGACGGAAGAATTGAAAGAACAATTAAGAAGGGAGATGTATAACGCTCGCAAATCAATGTAATATTTAAACGGAGGTCATATGAAAAGATTGGCGTTGATGTTGATAAGCACCAGTTGTTTTGCAATGTTGCGTGATGCTGAGATTGGCATAGTTGATAATGAACAAACTGCAGACGAATATTTCTGCCATCTTGCTATGATTGTTTATCGTAAAAAGACCTCCATTGAATGTTCTCCAGAATTGAAGCCTTATATATTAAGAACTCTGAATTATTCTCGCCATAATGGTGATTCAGTAAAATTTGATCAAATTGATAAGGATCTAACGCGAGAAGACGAGAAATTTCTGATGTCACAAGTGAATAAAGCAGTGGCATCAGCTCTTAAAGATCAAAATAATCAGATAGAATCTCGTATTTCTAAAAAGAATGCAGCTTTATATATAGCAGTTTGCGGTTTGTGCTGCACTGTTATTACCACTGCTATTACGTTAGGATCCACACTTTCAGGAGATTGTCCAAAATGAGACTTTCAGAACAGCAAGCAGCATTCGCGCGTGATGTTGCCAAACTCATTAACTGGATATTTGATAATGGATTTGCTGTTACTTTAGGAGAGGCATTTAGAACTCCAGAGCAAGCTGAGATCTATGCTAAAGAAGGTCGAGGTATCAAGGATAGTCTTCATTGCAAGCGATTAGCAATCGATCTGTTTTTGTTTGATCATGAAGGGCATTATCTCCAAGATAAAAAAGATTATGAAGAGTTTGGTGTTTTCTGGGAGTCTCTCAATCCACATAATCGTTGGGGAGGTAACTTTCCACGAGTTGATTGCGTACACTTTGAAAGACGTGAAGAATAATATATAGTATTACCAGCATTGCAGATGTCGCGAATCTAAAATGCCACCCATCTTAGACCCAAAAGCAAGTTAGGAATTGGTCTAGCCTACAAATTAGGACCCAAAAGCTCCTTTAGGAATTGGTCCGACCTAAGACAATGTTAATCAACATTCTCTTAAAGGAAATTCATGGCAATTACTACTACATCTGGTTTGCCTGCACCGGTACAGCAAAGCTTTAGCTATAAACTGTTATCGGTTCCAGTGCCAAACATGATTCACAAAATCCCGGCTATGCTTAAGCAAATGCCGAGAAATGGTGGTACAACTCTACGTATGCGTAGATATAACCCACTTGCAACCGCAATGGTTCCATTAGGAAACACTGGCGTTACTCCTCCAGCACAAAATCTAACTGCTGTGGATATCGATGCTAAGATTTCTTTTTACGGTTTTATACAAGGTGCCGTAAATCTGATTTTGTCATTAAGACCTATGTCATACTCAATGAGCAAGTGACATTGCAAAATCAGGATCCCGTTAAGGTAAAAGCGGGATTAAAACCTGCCCTAATTGACTTGGAAGCCTAAGGCAAAAGCTATGGTGACAAGGGCCAAGGAAAACGATTAAGAATTACGCATAGGATGAAGATGAAATCGAGAATTAAGCTTACGAATCTCCTCAAAACAGAGCTGGCGAGCATCCAGACTTTCTTTGGAAAGTTTGTTGGATCCCAGTTTTGCTGTGTAGGTCTTTCTGAATCTTATCATGATTTCGCACTGTCTTCTTTTGATAGTGAGATACGGAAGAATTTGTTCGCACAGATCAAGGAGTCTATCGCCAGTGGCGATCCAACTGAAAACTTCTCGGGTGAAAGCTTTAGTAGAAGTACTGCGAGTAGCAGCAGAATTAGTTCCACTGAAGGTTTGATTCAGCCAATCGATGAGGACATGATCCGTATTATCGATCTTAAGAAGTCCGCGGTAATGCTCAGTTACATATCCATCTCCAGATTTTTTGGGAATGAGACCAATGTAAAAGCATCCTTCTCCATCCACAATACCAGCCATGTAAGCCAGATCAACTGGTTTGTAAACGGTTGGAACGTAATCCTCAGATCGTCGATAGTATTTTCGTCGTTGTTTAATTTCCATAGAATCCTCTGTTATTTGAAGCAGATATACTATTTAATTATACACGAAGCAAAACTATTTGTCCAGGCTGAACGACTTAGCGGGCGGGGCTCATCAACCTTACGATGGGCATGCGAAAGTCTGAACTCATATCGAAAGTATGAGAGAGAGATCCGAAGAGGTTTCTCCGCCAAATGTAAAAGTTTGGTCATAAAAGTAACAGAGTGTTTAAACGAATGTGCAGCACGTCTTGGCGTGTCACTTCGTCAAACTGAAGATCAGCTTACTCGTGATATGCTTGCAGGAACTGCAGCATTCATTAACTGTACTGCTGGTGTGAATGGTGATAACCCAACTGAACTTACTCGTTCAGATGTTGATGATGTGGTTCGTGCGTTACTTGGTAACAATGCGTACACCATTCTTGATAACATCGAAGGTGATGATAAGTTCGGTACTGCTCCGGTTCGTGATGCATACTTTGCGTTATGTCATACTGACTTAACTAAAGATATGGACAACGTTACTGGGTTCATTCAAAAGAACCAATATCCGTCACCAATGAATGCGTTGCGTTCAGAGTGGGGTGCGATTGGAAACTTACGTTTCTTGATTTCATCTATTGGTTCACAAAGTTTGAATGCATCTTCTCTTGGCGCGAATGTGTACAACATATTCTGCGTTGGTATGGAGGCTAAAGTGTTAGGTCTCCTTAAATTTCTTCTGATTGACTTGGAAGTCCTACGGGATCACAAGGGGCAAGCGAAAGCAGCCTGAACGACTAAGTGAAGAAACGTCGAAAGACGAAGCGATAGTCTGGACTCTATGGTAACATAGAGAGGAATCTCCGAAGAGGGAATCCCGCCTGGAAACAGGTCATAAAAGTAACAGAATTCGTACGCCTGTGTAGAGCAAGATGGTTATTCAGCTCAGTTCATATATCGTCCGCCTATTTATGATGGACCGTTAGCATTGAATGCTTCAGTCGGTTATAAATTTGCAGAAGTTCCTCGAATCTTAAATGATTTGTGGGTTCTGAACCTTCGTTGTACTTTGGCTTAGGGAGATACTATGGACAATACTACAATAATTGGACAAGGTTATTTCACCGCGTCTTCAATTGGATTGGCTAATCCTGATCCAGGTAATGCTGAAGTAGGACAATCTAATCCTGCATATATTCAGATTCCGTCTAATGCTGACTGGATGACAGTGCGCAACTGGACTCAATTTGGTACTGCAGGAACTGATGCTGCATATTTGAATGGTACTGCAAATGCGTTTGTTGGTGTAGAATTCTTCTGGCAAAGAGGAATGGCTGCCGGCTCTGCAATCTGCAAATATTATACTAATACTGCTGCAGTTATTACTGGCGACACTATCATTTCTGGTGGTTTCACACTGTATGATCCAAGCGGACAATCAGTTGGTGCTCAACCATTACTTGGTAGCCCTGTAACAATCTCTGCTGTAACAAACGCTACGCGCCCGGCAGTGACTTGTTCTTCAACTGCTGGCCTTTCAGTAGGTACTGTAGTGAGATTGAGCTCGACAGCACAAACTGACGTTAACGGCGTAGATATGGTTGTTGGTACCGTAACTAATGGAACTACGTTCACATTGCTTACTTCTACTAACGCTCTTGCTACAGCTCCAGGCGCTATTGGTGGTGCTGGTTCATTCCGTATCGTGTATAATGGCAACTCAGCGTTGTTCTATCCGCGTCTACGCTATGTAACTAACATTACTCAAGCGACTAATGCACAAGTAAGTACTTCTATTGCTCACGGCTTGACTCCTGGTCAAGAATTGCGCTTTAAGATACCTACTACTTCTGGCATGACGCAGTTGAATCCTCAACTTAACAATAACTATTTCCCGCAAAGCTCAAGCGTTGCAGCGATAGTACAATCTGTGGTTGATGATTATAACTTCACTATCAACATCAATACTACTGGTTACACAGCATTTACTTGGCCAACTATTGCTCAAGAGCCTACTGATTTCCCAACCGTAACTCCATTCGGTGAAGATACAGCTACAGCACTTGCAAGCAATACAGCACAAGTTCCTACAATTGCTGGCGTGCAGATCTACAATACTAACACTGGCATTCTTGCTGACTCAACCGTTAATACCGGTTATCTTGGCATGATTCTTGGTGCTGGTGGGATTGGTACCATTGCTTCTTCTAATGCAATTCTCGGGCCATCTGGTTCTATTGCTTGGACTGCAGGTAATGCTCCAACCGGTGACCTCATGTATTGGGTTGCAGGTAAATCAACCTATGGCGGATTGTAAAATCTGATATAGTAGTGGGTGCTATCTAGCGGGTAGCACCCCGCTCATAAAGAAAGGAAAACAATGGCTCAAATAGAAAAACGTGAATTCACAAAAGAAGAAAAAGAACAACGAGATAAAATCAAATCTCAGTTAGAATTCCAACGCAAAAAAGATCGTGAGATGGTTCGTGGTATTTTCAGATTCCATGAAGTTCCAGGCGGCCAAATGGAATTCCCTTTCAAGAAATATAAAGGCGATCCATTAGAGACATTTAAAATGAATGATGGTGAAGTTTATACCATTCCATTAGGCGTAGCTAAGCATCTTAATACTAATTGCTGGTATCCCTCTTATACATTTAAGAATGATGAAGCAGGCAGGCCAAGCGTGAGTGTTGCTGAGAAGATTCGTCGCTGCAGCTTCCAAAGCTTAGAGTTTGTGGATATTGAAGGATTAGAAAATAATCCTAAATCTGCACTGCCATCATAAGGATGCATCATGTCATATCAAGCCCAGAAGTTTCACGTTTATCAACCAGCAATGAGGATCATTTCGAACATAACGAATGCTAATCCTGCAGTAGTGACTACTACATTTGCGCATCAATATTTGACGGGAACCATTGTGAGATTAAATTTTCCACCTGGCTATGGCATGGAGCAAGCAAATCAATTGACAGGGGAGATAGTAGTAACTTCGCCTACTACCTTCTCTATCAATATTGATACGACAACATTTGATCCTTTTATGACTCCTGCTACATTTCCTGATAATACTCAATATCCTCAAGTGGTTCCTATTGGTGAGAATGGATTAACATTAAAAGCTGCTACCGTAAATTCACTTCCCTATAGTGCAACTTAAAGGTAAGATGATTCTGAAATAATCAAGGAGATTAGTATGCCAATAAGTCCCGCGGATTCTACCTTAACGGCGATCCAAACTAAGGTTCGTCGACTTACTCGTAGTCCATCAGTCAATCAATTATCTGATGGTGATCTGAATCAATATATTAATACGTTTATTACGTATGATTTTCCTGAACATTTACGACTGTTCAATTTAAGAACAACTTTTACGTTCTATACTCAGCCCTATGTGGACGCTTATCCTACTAACCTATCTCCAATTTCCGATGAAGAGATTATTTATCCTCTACAGAATTTTGATAATCTTTATCTCACTATTCATCCTCCTATTTATATAGCAGGTTATCAGGGCCTCTATCTTGAATCTCGAGAACAATTCTTTGGCATATATCCTAAGCTCAATTTCATCAACTCAATTGGTGTAACCGGCGATGGAATGACCACCTCATTTTCAGGTGTTATTAATACTCAGCAAGCAACCACGCAAGCAGGATTACAACAAACAACTGTCATTCTACAAAATCAAGTTCTATTCTCTTCTATTGATAGCAATTTTAATGGTTTAGGACTGATTGATTATCCTCTTTATCCAACCTATCAACAGCCAAATATGGGCTGCTTAGGTCTTCCCGGACAACCGCCAGAAAATCTTGAAGCGTTTGAATATGGCTTTATAAATTATGTTACCGGTGAATTTACTATTAATTTTCCCGTAGCTCCTGGAGCAGGCGAGCAAATAAACTATCAAGTCGTCCCAGTTCAGCCAGCATTGCCACAAACAATGTGCTACTATGATTCAACAATTCTATTGCGGCCAGTTCCTGATCAAGTTTATCGTGTGCAAATGGAAGTCTATGCAAGACCAACATATCTTTTAGAGACAAATCAATCACCACAACTTGAAGAATGGTGGCAGTACATAGCTTATGGCGCCGCAAAAAAGGTTCTTGAAGATCGTATGGACATGGATACTGTTCAATTGATAATGCCAGAGTTTAAGAAACAGGAAAATTTGATACTCAGAAGAACAATTGTAGAAATGACTTCACAACGTGCTTCGACTATCTATACCCAAGACAATGGTGCCGCTGGTGCTTATGGTCCTGGGTGGTTTTCAGGCGGAGGCACTTTCTAACGAATATTTTTGACATTCGGCCCAACGTGGAATAC